GTGGCGGAAGGCTATAATTTAGGTGGTCTAGAACAAGGCAAGTATTATCTTCACAGCATATACCAGAACAGTCAAATTTTTATGGATCCTGTATCAGGCGACCCTATGTCATTTGACAATTATGATGAAGCAGAAAGTTTCCACAATGGATTGGGCGGCAGAGAGCATGACGAATATCAAGTATCAGTATTCAACCAAGGAAAGTTACTACCCGCAGATCAAGGTGTGGCGGAAGGTTTCGATAATGATCCCACAGGACCTGCAACATGGAACGGCCATAGAGTCGTTGCTAATAGAAGAACTCCTAAAGGAGATTTTCTAATACTTCAAAATAAAAACGACGGCAAATACGAAATTCATAAACAAAATCCCGGCGTTGTTGGGGGCTTAGAGTTTGTGTCCGTCCATAAAACTCCTGATGAGATGCAGTCTGCTTTTAAGAAATTAACTGGTATTGACGAAAGCAATCAAGGTGTGGCGGAGGCTTCACCACGTGTGGATTCGCTTGTTACTGATGCACTAAAAATAATGCGTGGTGCAGAAGTAAGTGATGCTGTATCAGCATTAAAGACTGTGCTGGGCGATAGAGAATACAACAGTCGCCGTGGCCATTACAATTTCTATGTTAGACAACTGATGGATATGTATAATCAGCAAGATATAGCGGAAGGCAGCGAGTTTGGTGCTTACTACCATGAGCAATTGGCACAAAAAGTCTCAACGCCGAAGACTTTGCTGGCGACTTTGTTAGTGCCTACACCTGGCTACAAAAGCAAGCGAAAGATAAAAAAATTACCAAGGAGACGCAAGCCGTGACTGACAACAGTTTAGGTTATAAAAACACACTAGCAGTCATGAAGGCTGCGGACAGCAGTCAAGAAGCCACCATAAACCTAGGTGATGAACCTGTTACGCTGGACTATCCAGAAGCACGTTTCATTGCTGGCAAATACAAAGCATTCCTCCGTGCAGGACGGCAGGAAGAATTCTTTGGCCTAATGGCTAATCCTGCCAAGTTTGATGGCATGATGAAACAGTTGCGGGGACTTGTTGACAAGCAGAAAAACTTCAAAGGTAGCGTGCCTGGTGATCGCGGAGTTCCTGGTGAAACTCAAACTCCTTGGATTCGCGAAGGAGTAGACAATGACAGTCCGGTAGCAGGTGCTATTACTCATCGTATCATGATTCAACGTCATGATTTACTCAGCAAATACGGCCCTGCAAAAGTCATGGCCGCCATTGATGATGTTGCTGACTTTGTAGGCGACGTTGAAGAAATTGGTAGCAGTGATGTAAGTGCTTGGGTTAAACAAGTTGAACAATCATTGGCCGGCATGGGAGAGAGCGAACTTGACGAAGGGTGGAAAGAAAAGTTAGGTGCGGCCGCACTAGCAGGCACATTGGCATTTGGAGCCGCAGGTAACGCTATGGCTCGTGTTACTCCTGACGGTCAAGGTGGCTACACTGGTGGCAAGCCTGTGGCAACTCAAATGGCTCCAGCCGCTACTCAGGCCGCACAACCTGGTGCTGAAATGCCTGGTAAAAATTTACAAACAGTTGACAACATAGAAGGCAACAAGTCCAGCGGCTATACCATCACTCAAGATGGCAAGTCATATGATGTCAAAGTAGTGCCCAAAGGTTCGCCTACTCCCAGAGGCGCTAAAATGATGAAGGTAAGTCAAGCACAAGTTGGCGAACGAGGTATTGGAAATTATGTGGTATATTTGCTCAACAGCGGAACAGCATATCTTTACATGGGCGGTAGCGTTTCTGAATCCATGAAACTAATAGGCAAGCATGGCGAAGGCGCCAAAACTGCCAAGGTCTACAAGGATCACGAGTGGGGCGAATTCCGTGTCAAGTTCTACACTGACGGCAAGCACGAAGGCGAAGAAGCAGACTATCACACCGATGACCGAAGCGATGCCAACGATACTGCTAAAAGTTGGACTACCAAAGGTGAGAAAGTTGCTGAGTCAACTTACTGGTGCAGACAAGAAAAAACAAGAAAACTCATTCCCGAAGGCTATAAGAAAACAGCCCAGGGCTACATTACAAAAGTATAAGGACCACAATGGCTTTTTGTAGACTTCCTTGGCAAGGGCTGATGATCACTCCATTGGGTGACTTCCGCCTTTGTGCATTGACCAACAGCAAAGAAATGAATCAGGGCATGGCCACCGACGAAAACGGCCAACTCATGAACATCATGACTCACACTCCCAACCAAGGCCTAAACGGCAAGTGGCACAGGATGGTGCGACTAAATGATGTCAAAAATGCAGGTGACTGGCATGACATTTGCTCCTGCTGTGAAGACAGAGAAATTGCCACAGGCGGTGACCCAAAACATATTGCTGCCAGTCGCCGTCAAAGCATGGAACGCAGAAATCCCAGCAGAGACATTGTAAATCCTGACAACTATCAATCTGTTGACATGGATGAAAATGGCTATGTAAAATGGAATCCAACCACTCTGGATATACGTTTTGGCAACCTTTGCAACATGAAGTGTGTGCATTGTGGCCCCAACTACTCCAACATGTGGTATGATGACTGGGTTGGACACTATGGCATGAATGCTCCTTGGGGGTTTGGTCATCGCCAAATCAGATTGGAACGCAATCAGCACGGAAAGATCGTCAACCCCAAAGAAGTCAAGTGGTGGGAAAGCGATATTTGGTGGCAAAAGTTTGATGAGATGTTGCCTACCTTGGAGCACATTTATCTCACCGGCGGTGAACCCATGATTGTGCCTGCACACGATGAAATGCTGGATCGTATTATTGCCAGTGGCCGTGCCCGAGAAATTTACCTAGACTACGACAGCAATCTGTCAGTGGTCAACGACAAAATTGCACGTCGTTGGGAACACTTCAAGCATGTAGAAATTGCTGGCAGTATGGATGCCAGCCACGAACACTATGAATTCATTCGTAGTGGCGGCAAGTGGGACACATTTAGCAATAACGTAAAACGCATCAAAGAATATGAAAAAAATGGAGTGGTAAAACTCTATCGCTTGACCAGTTGCACACAGCCTTCAACACTCTACACCATGCTACGCTCAGAAGAGTGGTGTGCAGAAGTAGGCGTGCCTTTTCAGGTGCGCTTTATTGACAGCCCACTGATGCACAGTATCATGAGTCTACCTAAATCAGCCAAAGAAGAAGTCATTGAATACTATTCACACCACGACACAGTGACATCAAGATTGATCCAAGAATGGACTCGTGAACACTTGGATGAAAAATATGAGCATCCTGAGGATGTCAAAAAGTATGTTCAACTCATGGACTACTTGGACGGTGCCAGAGGCACACGCTGGAGAGAAATCATTCCAGAAACATGGAGCCTAATCAGTAGGCATTGTAAACTTTGAGGATTGAAATATGTTGACACTAGAAATATTGCAAGAATGCTTGCCCAAGGCAAAGGTATCTAAATTAGAAGAATTCATTGAAGGTTTCAATGAAACCTTTGATACTTTTGAAATGAGCACACCTGAGCGCCAGGCCATGTTTTTGGCGCAGACTGCACACGAGTCAGGCAACTTTAACTTCACTGAAGAAAACCTGAACTACAAGGCAGCGAGCCTGAGCAAAATTTGGCCAAAAAAGTTTCCGCCAGACATTGCTGGTCAATACGGAGGCAAAGCAGAAAAGATTGCTAATCGCGCTTACTGTGACCGTATGGGCAATGGCAACGAAGCATCAGGCGACGGCTTCAAGTATCGTGGTCGTGGTATCATCCAACTCACAGGCAAGGACAACTATCGTGCCTGCGGCGACGCTCTAGGTGTTGACCTATTGGCAGAACCAGATCTAGTGGCCAAGAATCCTTATGCTGTGCTGAGTGCAGGATGGTTCTGGGAAACACGCAAACTCAACCAATGGTGTGACAAAGGTGATATTCTAACTGTTACCAAACGTATCAATGGCGGAACCATTGGTTTGGAAGATCGTAAACATCACTACGAGCACATTCTTGAAGTTCTAAAAAATCATTCTTAAAAGGAATAACACAATGGGCAAGATTTTACGGTTAGGAAAAACTCCTTCAGACAATCAGACTGGAAGCAGTGGCGGTGCCGCTGTCACAAAGAACATCTCAGGTGAATACAGCCCATTCAACGCTCCCAATGCTAGTTTGACAATAGGCACAGCAGGCAGCGGAAACAATTTGTTTCTGTGGGGGACCAACAGCAGTGAAGACAATGTGGAGCAAGAGATTGCTGACTTGGCTTCTGCGTTGGGAGTGACCACTGCCAACCTGGTTGGTGTGTCTATTACCAGCCCTAACTTGCCCGCAGGTGCCACAATTCGTGGCGTAGGTAGATGGAATAGAGGCTACACCAATGGTATTAGTCCGGCAATCTGGGCCAGTTCAGCACTGACTGGATCAGCCAGTGGAACTGTCACGTTTGGAGGAATCGTATCTGCTTCTTCTATCACTGCTAGACTACCAGCGGCTTCCACAACCAAGTCCATCACTGGATTCAAAGCAATCAATGACTATAAGTTTCGTGTTATCAATGCCGACGGTGTTGGAACATGTCAACTGACAGCGTCTGCACCTGGTGCTGGTGAAATGAGCATGATCGCCACTGACTCCACTGGCAACACCTACTATGTTACCAGGTTGCACGAAAATCATGCTTGGATCACTCGCAAGACTGGTAGTTCATACCAATTTGCTTCAGGCAAAAAAGTAAAATGGAATGAGATTGCCGCAGTGGCCGGAACCACAGTCAAGATCTAATCAACTGGTAATTCAACTAAAAGGGCGGCAACGCCCTTTTCTTTTATCTACCTACATTATAAATATCCCAATGCAATATACTAGAACTAGAAATCCTGCCAGCGTTCCTACCAATTGGGCAGGTTTTGATCGCACCGAAAAGAAAGTTCGTAATACTGACCCAATAATCTTTTATTGCGATCATCGTGGCATGGAATTAGACAACATTCATACCATGAATAGATTTTTAATGCAAGATATTCCTACACGTGACGGAACCATTGATCGCCTTAACTTTACACATCATCCATTGATAGACGTCGGTGTGTTAGAAGACATTGAACGCGGTGTAGAAATACGCACCTTCAAGGATGGCATTTTGCCTGGCAGAGACAGTATCATACACATTGGTCTAATGAGTGGTTGGACCCAAGAAAAACTCAATAATATTTCACGCTGGCTTAATCAGCCCAATCGTCGAGCATTGCTGGATGATCCTAGATGTCACATTGTGTTGGACTATAGTTTAGAAGGTTTTACAGACTACGCCTACGATGACATTTGGTCCTGGATTGAACAAAACTTTCTACACGAACGTGTGATCTATGTCAGTGGTGCCAGTAACTGTGAAGAAATATATCGAAGATGGTGCAGTTATAATCGTGTTCAACCAAACATGCGATGTGCTTGGTATGGTTTTTTTGCTGACTGGGTAGCAAGACGTGTGCCCAAAGACAAAACCTTGGCAGTGAATTACAAACCTGGCAGTAAAAGAATCATGTGCTTGAATCGTCGACCGCACGAACATCGCATGCTGTTGGCCGCCATGATTGAACGCAACCATTTAACTGAAAAAATTGCACTGAGTTTTCCTCGCGGACTCAATGAAGATCAAGACTACCAATTGCCAGGCTATGACAATGTTGGCCGTTTATGGAAAAAGTTTTGTCGTAAAAGCGATGGCTGGCTAGATTACCTAACCCCTGCTTGGCAATCACTGGAAGAAAAACTGCCATTGGTTGCCGACACCAGTGACTTTGATACCAATCATGCAGGTGATTTGAATATTGGACTGTATGAACAATACCCTGTCAACGTCATCACTGAAACTATATTCTTTACACGTGGAACTTTTCCCAGTGAAAAAATCTGGAAGCCCATTGCCATGGGTCAAATTTTTATCCCCATGGCAGGCAGTTTCTTTTTGCGAGAGTTACGAAAAATGGGCTTTGAAACTTTTAGCCCTTGGATCAACGAAGACTACGATACCATAGATGATGATCACGACCGTGCCACTGCCATTGTTGCAGAAATGCGTAGGCTTGTGGAAATGCCCGAGCACGAATTTGTGGAATTGTTGAGCCAGTGTCAAACTCGTATTCAGCATAATCAAAGACTATTTTTGGAAAGAAACAATTTACAGAAGATTGTGGCACAGCAGTTTCTTGACAAGGTCAATGCCATATGAAAAACGTCCGCAAGTTCAAGCGATTGTTTACATTTGGGTGCAGTTTTACACAGTATCATTGGCCAACTTGGGCTGACATATTAGGCAATGACGCAAACTATTTTGAAAATTGGGCTTTGGCCGGTGGCGGCAATGATTTCATCTTAAACAGACTGGTTGAATGTAATCAACGCAACAGATTGACCAAGGACGATCTGGTCATGATTATGTGGAGTGGTGTCACAAGAGAAGATCACTATAATGAATTCTGGCAATTGCGTGGCAATATCTATACTTGTCACGATGCAGGTGACATTTTAAAAAATCGAAGTCCACAAGGTTATTTGCTTAAATCATTGAACTACATTGCCGCGGCCAAATCAATATTGGATTCCATTGGTTGTGAATATCATTTTTTAAGTATGCTACCCATTGGGGCCTTGGAATTTGACGCACAACAGCCCAATAGTGAAATGTTGGATCTATATCAAGATGTGTTATCAAGCGTCAAGCCCAGCGTGTTTGAGGTGGTCTATGACTGTGATTGGTCCAGCACCGAGCCCAAAGTTTGGTTAAACTTTAATGGACGTCAAGGATACGATCCTCATCCTGCGCCATCACTGCACTTGGAATATTTGATGAAAACCTTTCCAGATTTAAGATTAAGTAAAAGCACGAAAGTTTTTGTTGAGTCTTGGACTCAACGGGTGGTAAATTTGACACGTGAAGAACACGACAAAATTATTGATCCTATAGGGCGTGGTAGATTATTCCCGTTACCTAAAATTAAAGCATTTTAAGGAGCGTCATGAAAGTAGCAATGATTGGATGTGGCAAACTGGGTTTGCCTTGTGCAGAAGTAATGAGTCAACACTATGATGTTGTTGGTTATGATGTAGCACCTGACCCTACAGCACAAATACCAATGGTCAACACTATTGCAGAAGCAGTGGCCGGCAGAGATTTGATTTTCGTTGCTGTGCCAACTCCTCATGATCCTGCATACGGTGGTAGCAGTCCCATTGCCGACATGCCTCCCAAAGACTTTGACTATTCAATTGTGCGTCATGTGTTGCGCGATATCAATCCGCATGTTAATCGTAGTCAATTGGTGGTGTTGATTTCCACTGTGCTACCAGGAACTGTGCGTGAATACCTGGCGCCCAACATTACCAACGCACGTTTCATTTACAATCCTTATCTGATTGCCATGGGTAGTGTCAAATGGGACATGGTCAACCCAGAGTGTTTGATCATTGGCACCGAAGATGGTGCTGAAACCACTGATGCCAAACTACTGGTAGATTTTTATCGCCCGCTAATGGAAAACAGTCCTACCATCAACATTGGCAATTGGGACGAAGCCGAAGCAATTAAGATTTTCTACAACACCTTTATCAGTGCCAAAATTGGGTTGGTCAACATGATTCAAGACGTTGCTGAAAGCAATGGCAACATCAATGTTGATGTTGTCACTGACGCACTCAAACGTGCCACACAGCGCATTACAGGACCACGTTATCTCACCGCAGGCATGGGTGATGCTGGTGCTTGCCATCCCAGAGACAACATTGCCTTGCGTTGGTTGGCACGAAAACTAGACCTTGGCTACGACCTATTCCATGCTATCATGCACAGTAGAGATCAGCAAGCGGCTCGTATGGCCAAAAAGTTAGTGGCACTACATCACGAAACTTGCTTGCCTGTGGTAATTCACGGTCGGGCCTACAACCCTTATGTGCCCTATACCATTGGCAGTTACAGTGAACTGGTAGGACACTTCGTTGAAAAGGCCGGAGTTGCTGTGCAGTATGCAGACCCACTGACCAATGACATCATCAATGGTCCTGTCAAGTGTGTGGTGTTGATGGCACACAATGCTGGTATCACATATTCTGGCACAGGAGTCAACGTCCAACCAGAATCGTTCTATTTTGAAATTGCTGAAGGTAGCGTAATCCTAGACCCCTGGAGAACAACGCCTGACATCAATGGTGTTCGCGTTATACACTACGGTAACCCAAGAAAAGTCTAAGTTCTGTCTGGCGCCCGTTTGTTGACTGCTAAATCTGCAGGATGTATACAAATTTCAAACGAGCAGGTGCCAGACTGCTCTAATAATTTGAAATTGTCTAGGCGCCCTAGGTTTTGATATTTGCAAATACTGGTCCACACTTGACCATCGTAGTTGACATTGATGCTGTCAATTCCTACATCGCAACTCCATCCATTGAACCGATTTAGTCCTTCAAGTTTGAGTTTTGTTTCGGACAACAATTTGAGTGGACTTGACTTTCCGTCGTCAAAGATAGCCAATGATGTATAAGGATTAAAAATACTCTTGTTTTTTAAGAACAAGGATTGATGACGTTTCATCCATGCCTGTTGTTCTTCGTTGTAGTTGGATACATGTCTATTCCTGATCTGAGCCTTGTCATGCACAGGCCAACAGATGATGCAGTTATTAAAACGCTGATCTATCATGTCATACATTTTTACAACCGAGTCCCAGTTACTGGGGTCGCATACTAGATTGAATTGAAGATCAACGTCGTTGTCAGCCAAGTAATGACACAGTTCATTGAGTTGAGGCAGTTTGTTAACATACTCGTTGTGCAAACTAAAAGTGCAACCCGACGGCAATTCTTCTAGACTCTTCCACCACTTTAGTGGTCTACTACCATTGGAATTGATACCAATGATTCCATAGGGCTTTAGCCGTTTAATGATTGTGGAAAACATTGGATGAACTGTGGGCTCGCCACCTGACAATGTTAACCAAAGTGTTCGTCCACGCAGATTCTCAATGACCAAGTCAATGAAACGATTGATTTCGTCATCTGTGGGATAGCCGTCTCTGCGACCCATAGCGTAGTCACCTGAATGCAAGTGATCAGGACAGTAACTACATTTCCAATTGCAAAAATCAGTTAAATGCCAGAATACATAGAACACTGGTTGCTTACGCTGAATAGCAACAATCTTAGACATTAGAGACCCTCAATGAGGTTAGGGTCACAATGTTTCTTGAGCAGGTCATAAACATCACTGAGTGTTGTCCTCCACGACGTGTTTCTACGCTGGTCGAGAATATCCATGCAACGAACAAACTCATTTAACTTTTCATAGTCGGGTTCGGCATCAATATACTTGTTGAGCAAGTTGATGATGGCTTTGAACCATTTTAAATCTCTAGGTTCTTGGCTGGGATGATTCTGATAACGTTCAATGATTTCTTCTTTGGCAGACCTTGGCAGATACCTCATGTCTAGCCATTTAGGACCTTCTAAGAATCTAAACTCAGTGGGCACATTTAATTCTTTGGCCACTTCACTGACACGCATCATTGCATAAGGTGTAGCAATACCAATGCAACTGCTGATGTATTCGATGGGAATGCCATGTTCTTTTAATATTTTGATATTCTCAACAAACTTACTGTAGTTGCCAGGATATCTAATCAACTCGTATCTGTCACCAATGTCATCAACGCTGACACACATGATAATGTCTTGAAATTTTTTGAGTTTTTCAAGCACACGCTTGTGAATCACTGTTAGGTTAGTGTCAAATCGCAATTGAATCTTGTGTGCTACACCAGCGGCAATCATCTTGTCAAGGCAAGTTTCTAAAGCAGGCACTAGGAACGGTTCGCCTCCGGTGAAATAGATGTAGCGCAGTTGATGAACAATTTCATCAAAGCGTTGCCACCAAATGTCAGTTTCCCACCACGGTTGCATGTTAGACACTGACAACTTATTGTGTCTTTCAGGGTCAGGTGTAATGTAGTAGGTCTTGTAGCGGCCCAATTTAAAAATAGGTTCGCCATCGTAGTAATCCATTGCCAACCAATCATCATACCATAAATGACTGTGTTGAGGACTGCACATCACACATTTCATATTGCAAAGGTTGCCAAAACGCAGATGTAAATTGACCAACGGTGCTGTAGATGAACCATCTTCCTGTGTAAACAAATGTGCATTGTTGACATTGACATATCCACCAGTGGTTTTAGAAGTAGCCCAAATTACACGCTGACGCTTGCTACGGCCGCCGCCTTTGCTACGATTCCATTCATCTAGACCACGAGTAGAATCTTCTGCGTCATAGCAGTTTCTACAACGTTGTGGTTTTTCATTGAGAGACAATTGAAGCCGTTGTTCTCTGTGAGTTTTGCTGTTCAGTGCATCACGAAAACTGTGTGTCAATACATTCATGACCTGATCGTTTTCGTCGTGTGCCATGCCAAAATCTTTGTCATAGTTGGCCAAGCAACAAATTGAGTATTCTCCGGCAAAGGAGATTTCAATTTGACTCCAGGGCTCTGGGCAAAAACTTTCTGGTTTAAATTCCATGTTACTCTCTTTAGTTGTTTGTTTGTCCAAACAAACGTTCAATGATGATATTTACCGGGAGGATTTCTGTGATTGAGTTTATGCCATGTCCTGCAAAAACGTGTCCTTGGTTGCCAGTTTTAATACCTGCTCTCAGACTCATGGTGTTGTTTTCAGTGTCTGGGCGATCAAATTTGCCTAACCTCAATGCATTTTGTTTTAGATTGTCTGTGTTGAGTTTTGTCAAGTCAGCGTTACCTGCACCAATCATTTTTAGTTTTGTTGCTTCAGACACAGGACTTTCCTGGCTGGCAGCAAATAGCGTGCCAGCACCAATGGCCGTGACTCCTAGGTCCAGCAATTGTTTAACATCCTGGGCATTGCCAACACCACCTACAGCAATAATTGGAATATTGGGATAGTGTTCCTGTGCCCAAACAATCATTTGTTCCAATGATAGATCAGTGTCCATCACCCGGCCAGCACTCTTGGGTCCTTTAATTGAGAAAGCATCTACGTGACTTAGACCCGAATCCCAAAAACACCAATTTTCTATATCGTCGAACAATGAAACTACTTTTAATATAAGTTTGACGTCTTGACTTTGTAGATAAGTCATCCAATGGTTAATCTTGGCCAACACCACAGGATCACGACGATGTTCTTCAACAGTAATAATCTCCAGGTGGCTGATTTTAAATTCTCGAATTAGGTCAATGACTTTGGGTGCATTGCTTTGAATAAATGTTGTGTCCAAACTTAGAATAAAATTGCAATTTCCGACAGCGTCTTGGAATCTTTGAAATTCTGATCGAGCAAGATCCCAACCCATTACGCCTTTGGCAACAAAGTAGTTGAATAGGCTGACACTGGGGAAGCCACCGGCTTGAGCCACTGCAATGGCCAAGTTGATGTCAGACACCTGGTTCATTGCATAGCATTGCGCCCAATGGTAGCACTTATTGGATTGTGGCTCATGACCGAGGTATTGCATTCAGAGATGCTTTAACCAACCAAGGTGTTGAATGCTGTGTCAGCACCGAATATCAACAGCCCGGAGTCTACATTGTTGATGTAAATGGTGGACCAGCATTGTGGACAGGCATGTCATTGCTTTCAGGGTTCAAAACCACGAATGTCCTAGATCTACTACCAGATCATGTTTTGGCAGGTCTTAGGGATAGAAAGATCAAATTGGTATTGCTGGCCTGGGCCGAAGGACATAGATTCGTAGTTGATTCTGTTGTGAATAAACTTCGCCCTGACATGTATGGTTGCAACTATGATGCTTTCAGTGAAATACATTCTAAAGCCAAAGAAAAAAGTATACCAATAGAACAGATTATAATTGTTCATGGTAACCATCGCGTCAAACAAGAATATCAGCAGTGGTGTCAAGATCACAGTATTGCAACACGGTTGACTGTGACACCTGGTTTGAAGTTCTTTTCTATATTCAATCCTCAGGCCAAATCAAACTCCACAGTATTGATTGAAAATGCCGTGTCAAACACACAGGCTCGAGACTTCAACAGTTTGAATAGAATTGTTAAAGTTCATCGCAATGATCACTTTTATGAACTGATTGCTCGCGGACTACTAGAACACGGACATGTCAGCGGTCAACTGGGTGATTACCATTCTCCTTTGTTTATTGACAGCGACCTAGAGCAATGGCAATCTACAGTAAGGCCTCATTTTCCTAGACATATAGACATCAAAGACTTTGAGATAAATCCTGCTGACAACTTTAACCCTTGGATATATGAAAATAGTTTGCTGACTGTGATAACGGAAACACACTTTGAAGATGACATTACGTTCTTAAGTGAAAAGATCTTCAAGCCAATCAGTGCAGGGCATCCATTTATTGTGTTGGGAAATTCAGGCACACTTGCAGTTTTAGAGTCGCTGGGATTTAAAACCAACTTCTGTGGTCTCGGTGCCGACTATGATAAAATTACAGATCCACTCCAGCGATTTCGGCGTGTGCATGATCTCTTGAGTTATTGGGTGAACCTGCCTAGAGCAACAAAGATAAATTTAATTTGTGCTAGTTTACCCAGCATCCGACACAATTTTGAACTGTATCGTAAACTAGATTTTACCAAGGAAATGATAGATGAAATTAAAAGACTCCACTAATGTAGTTGTGATATCGGGAGGGTTTGACCCAATTCACGCTGGCCATGTGGCAATGATCAAAGCGGCACGTTCTCTAGGTCAATACCTTATTGTGGGAGTCAACAGCGATGCTTGGTTGGAACGCAAGAAAGGTCGTGCTTTCATGCCCTGGCATCACAGAGCCTCTGTAATCCGTGCCATGCTGGGTGTCAATGATGTTTTGAGTTTTGATGATTCGGATGGTTCAGCCTGCGACCTATTAGAAAAAGTAAAACTACAATTTCCCACCAGTCACATTGTGTTTGCCAATGGCGGTGATAGAACCGCACAAAATATTCCAGAGATGTCAATCAAAGACGTTGAGTTTCGCTTTGGTATTGGTGGTGAGGACAAACTGGGTAGTTCCAGTGATTTTCTCAGAGAGTGGAAAGAGCCCACAACGCCTAGGCCTTGGGGCGAATATCGTGTGCTATACCAAGGCGGCGAAATGACCAGGCTGACCAAAGTCAAAGAACTCACAGTTGAACCAGGGCAACGTTTGTCAATGCAAAGACATCGTAATCGCAATGAATTATGGTTTGTTGTTTCAGGCATGTGTGATGTTTATTCGTCTATGCCCAGCGGCTACACACTACCGCCAAGAACGCTAGGTCCACATGAAACTGTGGAAATACGAGCCAATGAGTGGCACCAGTTGACCAATCCTTATAATGGACCTTGTCGCATAGTAGAGATCCAATTTGGATCTGAGTGCGAAGAATCTGACATAGAACGTCGTTGACCACTCAACGATTTTGTGCTACACTTACTACTGTAATCCTTTAACCCACGGAGAATCATTATGAGTTTTACACCTGAACAAGTTGCTAAGTTGACAAAAGTAATCCAAGAAGGCGTCCAAGTCAAGCGTGAGATCGACGATCTCAATGTTGGACTCAAGGAAACAGTAGCGGCCATTGCCGAAGAAATGGACATCAAGGCCGCTGTGCTTAACAAGGCCATTACCAAAGCATTCAAGGGCGACTTTGAAAAAGATCAAACAGATCTTGAGGCTGTTGAAGAAATCCTTATCGTAACTAAAAACAAGGTCTAATCATGCATGACGATGGCTACACTTGGACCATAGATGACAATGAACCTATGATCATGGTCATCAAGCACTACGGTGCCACTGTCATGCGTATCTTCCTTGGCGAAGCCATAGAGTCTGCAGGACGAGAACAAGTCATGCGGCATGTGCGAGAGTGCGATCGTAGTCCATGGCTCAAGCAATGGCGCGAGCATGCTGAAAAAGAGATGGTAGAAAAATTATCACAATGAAATCACTATTGGTCAGTGTCAGAGACTATGTGCGTCAAGACTGGCAAGAAAACCCTGCACGATGTGTGCTGGAAATAATTGCTTGGGTCATGAGCATTGGCTGTGCTGTGGCCATGGGCGTGACACTACCTAATCCACCATTTCTAGTTTTATATCCTATCTTCATTGCTCAGTGTGCAATCTTTGCCTGGGCGGCAAAAACACGTGGTAGCACCGGCATGTTGGCCAACTATCTACTGTTGGTGGCCATTGATACAGTGGCGTTGATAAGACTGATAATGCAATGAAAAGTGACTGGTCATTTTTGTTAATTGTTGTTGTATTGATGCTGTTGTTCTGGGGTGAACCAGATTTATTTGATGCAATAAGAGTATACCTAATAAGATTGTTGCAATGACCCGCGAAGATCAAATTCAACAAGGTAAAGTGGTTCATGTTGGTTTGAGTTCAACAAAGCAACAGAATAGCATTAAAAAAACTTCCAACGGTTCAATTGATCTTGCACCAGGTGGTGTAGTAGGCGACTATCATTTTCAATACAAATTAGATCATGACCTGGATAAGAGATTGAATTTAAATCAATATCCAGAGTTAGACCATCTAATAAAAACACAGGGTGGTAGTGTAATACAAACTCAGCAAATAAGTTTGTATGAAGTTGAAGAAATAAATCGTTTACGTTCGCTTAGACCATACCTAGAAATTTTACAACCTGGTTGGTTAGGAGAAAACATAACTACCCAAGGCATACGTTTAAATGAAATACGATATGGTAGTATTGTTGTCATCAATGATGTTAGATTAAAAGTTCAGGCAAGGCGTAGTTTTTGTCGACGAATCTTTGAAGATTTAACAACGATGTCATTACCAGGACCGTATTCGCTTGTGGGAAAGCACATCAATGCCCTAGGAGAAATGCAGATTGGTATCATGTGCCAGGTTTTAGATGTTGGTAGCGTTACCGTTGGCAATGCTATTACAGTTTTTCCAAATCCTGATTTGGTTGGTCAACCTTGGAGTAATTTGTCAACGCCAGGAGAAGGCCGCACAACACTAGACCGGGTTGAATATTTGCCCAATGAATAACGACAACAATATTGGGAGGTTAATTCCTGTGCCTGGGCACCTACATGAAACACCTATGTTGTTTGTTGCTGATCATAAATGGTGGTGCAACAATCAAGAAGAAATAGAAACTTGGATGACTGAAAACTTGCCTAGAGGAGTGCAACATCTACAGGGCATGGTAATTGCATTTGATTCTGAAGAAGATCGCATGATGTTTATGTTGAGGTTTGGCTTATGAAACCAGTGCCCGGTGACTTGCCTTATCACTTGTATATTGGCGATGCCGATGAGGAAAGTGTTATTGAATGGCTCTGTGAAAATCTTTCTCCTATAGTTCTTACTACCAGAGCAGAACACTCGTGGACAGACATGTATCATGGAGACTGTGATTTATGGATCTTAAATACACAGGATGTCAGCGACGTCAGAAGTAGGTATGATAACATAACAATGATAAGATTTTTACGAGACGAAGATAGATTACTGTGTCAATTGACTTGGGGAGGCACACACGGATGAAAGTCAGTATTCATCACTGGCGTTATAGTGATGGCGTTACTGCTGTTAATCCTGGCAATCCTTTTGGGGAGGTTGTTCCACCTCGAGGCTGGACTTGTTGGGCATATCCCTACAGTGACGATGCCATGTCAAAAGACTTTGACGAGTTTGAGCGTTGGCTTGACGAAAATTGTCCCAGCGCAGACTATACTCGCAGGTTCAACAGTGGTGATCCAATGGTGACTATCAGAATCACCAATCAAGCAGATGCGGCCTTGTTTATGCTCACTTGGGGTGTGCAATGATACACAAACCGTTGTTGGAAGTAAGACAAGGTTGGGGCATAACAGTTAGACTGCATGCCACTGATCGCCACAGAGACGTCATGGAACAAATGCCAGCAGACTCCTCAGAAGAAATTGAGTGGTCCATAGAGAATGCTCAGGCCCGTCGAATTGCCTATGACACCTGGCAATTTAAACGACTAAAGGACGCTGAGCAGTTCATCATGCTGTTTACATTACGCTGGAGTTAAAGCGGGTTTTAAATATACGCATATAACTTTTATTTTTACACCATAAATTATTGCATGGCAAAGGAGAACGCTATGCGAGTTTTTGTATCAGACAATCAAAAGGTTATAGACTGGCTTACCAAAAACGTTGGTCCTGTCCAGAATCGCAAAGGTATTACTGAGTTTACTGGCTCAGGTTGGTATATGGTGTCAGGCACTTACTTTCCCAGTGGTAAGAAGCCTATACTGAAATTTTGCGATATAAAAATTGATGACGAACGTGTAGCCGTTTGGTTCACATTAGTCTGGAGTTGACTTCCATGAGCACTTGTGTTATACTCAGTGACCATGGAAGAAAACGACCAAGACCCTATTTCCCCAGCAGGCCAAAACCCAGACCGCGAAAAGGCCCTAGATGCTCTCAGAGAAACCAGTGCGGCATTCCAAGAAGCCATTGAGCACGAAAAGTCACTGAGTGAAAGTTTCTGGAATGGAATGAATTCAGAGGAACAACTCTGGGCATTCTGCGCTGTCATGCGTAGACTTCACAAAGGTGAAATTGAAGATGGACGATCCTATCGCGGTGTCCTATATTCTACCTTTGGCTGGGGACCAGAAGCCTATGCACCTGCCCAATGCTCGGGCTACTTAGACATTCACAACGCAATACATACTAGTTCAGAACTAGAAACTATTGTCCAGAACACTATCAAAGAACTTGGCATAGAAGCAGATCCTGAGCGCATCCACGAAATCATCTTTAAGAGACTCTACTACTAATGTTTGTTGACGCATATCACGATAAGGTCAAAGAAATTGTTCATGTTGTTGAACGAGTCAATGGCCAAAGGCAGTTGAAAGAATATCCTGCCAGATATATTTTCTACTATCCCGACAGCAAAGGCAAATATCAGGACATCGCTGGCAATCGCCAGACCCGTGTGATGGTATCGTCGGCCAAGGCCTTCGACAAAGAACGTAGGATTCACAGTCGTAGGCTCTGTGAAAGCGACTACAAGCCATTGAACCGGTGCTTGGAAGAAAATTACAAAGGCCAAGAAGCCCCAGAACTCAATGTTGCATTTTTTGACATTGAGGTAGCCTATGACAAAATCAAAGGGTTCTCTGATCCCAGTGATCCATTCAATGCTGTTACTGCGGTGACCACACACCTTGGCTGGATGGATAGAACCATTACATTGACCATCAAGCCAGAAGGCATGACTCAAGAGCATGCCGAAAGTATTGTGGCCAAGTTTGATGATACCATACTCTGCGAAACTGAAGCACAGATGCTGGAGATGTGGTTAGACATTATTGAAGACGCAGACATATTGTCGGGTTGGAACTCAGAGGGCTATGATATCCCTTACATGACTAACCGCATTACTAGGGTGCTGAGCCGAGAACATACTCGTCGCATGTGTCTTTGGAATCAGTTTCCCAAGCGTCGCGAGTTTGAAAAGTATGGCAAGATTCTAGAAACCTTTGACACCATTGGTCGTGTGCATCTTGACTATCTTGAACTGTATAGAAAATACAACTATCACGAGATGCATACCTATCGCTTGGATGCCATTGGTGAATATGAGATTGGTGAGAAAAAGATTCCCTATGAGGGCACACTGGACCAACTCTACAACAACGACTACGAAAAGTTTATTGCCTATAACAGGCAAGACGTTGTGCTATTAAAGAAACTGGATGCCAAACTCAAGTTTATTGATCTAACTAATCTGATTGCACACTCTAACACAGTGGGTCTCAGAGCCACATTGGGTGCTGTGGCTGTTACTGACCAAGCACTGATCAATGAAGCACATGACCTAGGTATGGTAGTGCCAGACCGTCCACAGCGTGGATCAGGCTTAGACAATGCCGCGGCAGGTGCTTATGTGGCTGTGCCCAAGGCAGGCATGCACGAATGGATTGGGTCTATGGACATCAACAGTCTGTATCCGTCGGTGATTCGTGCGCTGAACATGAGTCCCGAGACCATTGTTGGACAGGTGCGGCAAGTTAGAACTCTAGCAGGCATTCAAGAATACATTGATGCTGGCAAGGGCGTTGCTGAATTCTGGGAAGGCAAGTTTGCCTGCTACGAATACGAAAGCGTAATGAATCGTGACGTGGGCACTACAGAAATTGTAGACTGGAGCGATGGAACCAGCACTGAAATGTCCAGTGCCGAAGTCTATGATTTGGTGTTTCACAGTGGCCAGCCGCTGATGCTCAGCGGCAACGGCACCATCTTCAAATACGACAGCAAGGGTATTATTCCAGGCCTATTGGAACGCTGGTATGCTGAACGTAAAGAACTGCAAAAGAAAGCCAAGAGTGCCTCAGATCCCAAAGAGTTTGAATTCTGGGACAAGCGTCAATTGGTTAAGAAAATTAACTTGAACTCTGCTTATGGTGCGTTGTTGAACGCAGGTAGCAGGTTCTTTGATCAGCGACTGGGTCAATCTACAACTTTGTGTGGGCGACTTATTGCTAGACACATGGCTGGTGCTGTCAATGAAATGTTCACAGGCATCAAGGATCATATTGGCGAAGCCATTATCTACGGTGACACTGACTCAGTTTACTTTAGTGCCTATCCGTTGTTTAAGGACAAGATTGAGTCTGGTGCTGTGGAGTGGACTCGAGAAAGTGTCATTGACATCTATGATACAGTGGCCGAACAGGTCAATGAAACGTTCCCGTCATTCATGACCGAAGCCTTTAATTGCCCAAGGTCTCAAGGTGAGATCATCAAAGCAGGTCGTGAAGTGGTTGCCAGCAAGGGCATTTACCATACCAAGAAGCGTTATGCTGTGCTGATCTATGACAAGGAAGGCAAGCGCAAAGACAAAGACGGCTCCACTGGCGAACTCAAGGCCATGGGTCTTGATATGAAGCGAGCCGATACTCCAGAGTTCATGCAACGATTCTTGGAGGAAGCACTTACTATGACCCTAGAAGGTCTAAGTCAACATCAAGTCATGGCCCGTGTCAAACAGTTCCGCGAGGAATTCAAGAGTCGTCCTGGCTGGGAAAAAGGCACTCCCAAGCGAGTCAACAATTTGACCAAGCATACCTCAGTTTATCAAAAGACTGGCAAGTGTAGCATTGGTCATGCCATGGCGGCTATCAACTGGAATAGGATCAAGGAAGCATTCTCGGATCGCCGCAGTATGGATATCACTGATGGCCAAAAGGTTATTGTGTGTAAACTCAAAAGTAATCCCATGCAGATCAACTCAATCGCCTATCCCATTGACGAGTTGAACCTACCAGACTGGTTCAAACAATTGCCATTTGATCATGTGGCCATGGAAGAAACCATCATTGATTCCAAGATTGACAACCTTTTGGGTGTTCTCAAGTGGGATTTAAATCTAAGTAAAGACCGCGGCTTTGTTGATGACCTTTTTGACTAAAGATCAGTTGACATTTACCACAAGCCACCTTATAATCAAACTATTAAACCTGGAGAGCCTTTTATGCTAAAAGATATCGTGTTAGACGTGTCCAAGAACATTGCAAGTCTTGGCACATTTGAAGAAATTCTTGTTGAGAAAGAAACTGACAAGACCAAGTTCACAGCCTATCCTGAAGATTCAACACTTACAGTATTGGCCAATACCCCACAGACGTTTACCGACCTTCCTGAGAAGTTTGGTATGCTGAATCTGGGCTTCTTGGTAGGTCTCAGTGGCCTATACAAGGATCAAGATGCCAATGTTAACTCTGGCACTAACTCTAAGAGCGAAGTAGACCGTTTTGTTTTCAGTGATAAAAACGGCAACAACGACCACTATCGATTGACTCCTACCAACCTAATGAAGACCAAGACTCGTAACTTCAAGGGCACTTCGTGGGATGTGACTGTTCAGCCTGCATCAAATAAGATTTCCGAGTTGGCAGTTCGTGCAGGACTTTATACCAACATTGATCCTAACTTGACTGCTACCACAGAAAATGGCAAGTTGGTTTTCACCTTAGGCGGTGCCGCAGGCGGCGGTCACTCAGGCAAGTTTGTTTTTGCTGATACTACTCAGACACTCAAGCGTCCTGTGGTATTGCCAATCCAACCTTTGATTCTTGCACTAAAGACTGCCAGTCAAGGAACGCCAACAGTCAGTCTCAGTGAGAAGGTTGCTAGAGTTGAGTTTGATTCTGGTGTTGTTGCTTACGAATACTTGATTATGGCACAGGGCTAATATGCCTAAAGACCAACAACTCATTGATCGTGTTAAAAGCGCAATTGAAACCATTAACCAATGTTCAGATCAATTGGCCGCCAATAACATCTTCCTTTACATCAGGACTGTTTCTAAGAAAACGTCTTATGAAGGGGATCACATTGAGTTGTATGACGTTATCCTTCACAAATCACTTTTAAAAGAACCCGCAGACAATGACAGCCAGTAAAAAAACAAGGGTAGATCTTTGGGCTAGGAACCAAGACTATGCTATCTTTCTTCCTAGCATCTCAACCTTCTATAATACCATTATCAGCAAGGAACAAAACTCTCCAGGTTCTATTCCTGCTGATCGTGTGCCCAAGGAATTTGAGACTGGCGTAGAAGGCATGAACTTCCTTAATAAGGAAGCCGCTTACTATCACTATCCCTATGCACTTTACTCGGCTGGTCATGCTCAGTTGGACTTGAATAAAACTGACACTGACGAATCAATGATTCAAAAGCGCGATCGCAAGAATACTTTTATTCTCGGCGACAGTGGTGGATTCCAGATTGCCAAGGGTGTTATCAAGTTTGACTGGGAAAACTTCATGGAGAAACCCGGTGACGCAGGATACAAAGGATCGGCTGACAAGACTCGCGGCCAGATTCTCAACTGGCTTGAGCATACTGCTGATTACAGCATGGTTCTTGATATTCCTACTTGGGCGGCAAGACCTCCACTAAACGAACGCACAGGTCTTAAGAGTTTTCAAGAATGTTTAGATGGCACACTTTATAACAATGCTTGGTTCCTGGCCAATCGCAAGCATCAGACCAAGTTTTTGAATGTGCTACAGGGTTCCAACAATCAGGAAGCAGACATTTGGTATGACAATGTCAAGCACTTTCCTTTTGAAGGTTGGGCCATGGGTGGTAACAACATGCAAGATGCACATCTCTTGTTACGCCGCTTGATTCAAATGCGCGACGAAGGCATGTTGGCTCCAGGCCGTGATGTGATCCACGTCTTGGGCACCAGCCGGTTAGAATTTGCAGTATTCTTGACAGCAGTTCAACGAGCCTTGCGTGAAACGGTGAATCCCAACATGATGGTCACATATGACTGCGCCAGTCCATTTGTTGCCACTGCGTATGGATTGAGTTATACCCAACACGTTCACAGCAACGATAGGTTCACTTATGTGATGGAGAAGTGTGTAGACAACCGCGATCTCAGTGGCTCTACTATTCCTTGGCCTTGGAACAGCCCTATTGGTGAGCGCATCACCATGGGAGATGTTTGCTACTACAAGCCAGGTCAGGCCAACAAGAATGGCAAGGTTGCCAAGACTTCTTGGGACACTTTCTCATACAGCCTGATTATGGGTCACAATGTTTACCAACACATTGAGTCGGTTCAACGAGCCAACGCCTTGGCTGATGTTGCTTGGCGCCTTACTAGGCCCAATCCTACAGATTGGAGAAGAACCAAGCAACGTAGCCAGGAAGGACAACTTGACTTATGGGTGCCACGTAATGTATTATACGTTATGGAATTAGTTCACCAAGTATTTCGTAGCCAAGAACCAATGAAGTTACTGGACCAGTGTTCGCTACTGCTTGCCGAGTTCTCGGGTCGTAAGACTCGCAAGTCGGGTGCAGAAGCAGTCCACGATATCTTTGATTCTGGTGACGATGAAGTAATTGTTGACGGAGCCGAAGCCGGCGACTTTGACAATCCTGACGATGAACGTCTTGTAGAACTCGAAAACTCATTGAAGGTATAAGCACATGTCTAGCAATTTCATGCGTAACTATGCAGATGGCGAGCGTGATCAGGTTGAAATGTTTGTGGGTGTTGAAGTTGAAAAGTCACCGGCATATGGCAAACGCACATTGTTTGTTGTAGGTCTACAGGACGCCAAGGAAGTGATTCGTATGGCAACTGAAGAAGGATGTGAGCATGTCTACTTTGGTGCAAACATGAGTTTCAGTCTTGGCAACAAGGATTATGATGGATGGACTGGATGGGAGCGTATGATCGCCGAAGTTATGGACGCAGGGTTTCTTGCCACCCTCGATCTTGAACCCGGCCAACTTAATGGTCTTCTTGACGGTGGTCTCACTGACAATCATAGGTTCATTCCAATGATTTCGGTTAAAATGCCATACATCAAATTGCTTAATTACAATACAACTATCAAGATCGATGATATTGGTTTTGATGAAACAAACCCAGGTGTTTGGTGCTGGCAGTTGAATGAACTACTTGACCGCAAGCGTTTTACTTCTTGGGATGAATACAAAAACGATCGTCCACTTTAAAAGGAAATACTATGAGCGAAGATATTCAAGTTGGTAATCTCACTAAGCCGGTAGTGCGAAAGCCCTTGCCCAAGAAGCCTGCGGTAGAAGCGGCACCTGTTGATGCAAAGCCTGCGGCGGCACCAGCAACTTCTAACGATGCTGGCATTGCGGAACTTAATGCCAAAATGGAAGACGTCCTCAAATTCCTTCAAGCAATTGATTGGAAGATGTGGGTCTATCTCAAAGCCAACAATTATATTGATTAAAAAGGAATAACATGTCCAAAGACATGATTTGGGTAACGTTCCGCAAGGAAGGAATTCACTGTTACCCAGCGGCGGCTACTGATCCTAAGTTAGCCTCTGGTGACGAATTTGATGTGAGTTTTCTTGCAAGCCCACATCGACATATTTTCCACTTCAAGGTCTATCTACAAGTTTTTCACGATGACCGTGATGTGGAATTTATTCAGTTCAAACGCTGGTTGGAAAAACTATATTCCACTGGCACACTTGAACTGAATCACAAGTCGTGCGAAATGATAGCAGAAGAACTCTATGCTAAAATTTCAGCACAATTCACTAACCGATCTGTTTGGATCGAAGTCTCAGAGGATGGCGAAAATGGTTGCCTACGGCAGTATGATTAACAAGCCTAACGTTCGTTTTGACAATCGTAACAATTACAATCAACCCCGACGTAGTTCATTGAACTTGGCTCATATCAAGTTTGATCTGCTCAAGATCTCAGAACTCTATGATGGAGTTCTAACAGAGGAGTTGGCTATGTTGCCAACAAGGCTCTATGAGCAGTATCTACAAGATCTAGTTCGTGACCAGTATATTCACGAATTTAGGATTGAAGCGCCGGAACTTCGTGCCAACGAAGAAACAGGTTCGCGTAGTTTTACCTACACTTTCCATGTTCAGGGCACACCTGAGCGCACACCCAAGGTGCTAAAGATCCACGTGGGTCTTTACAAGAGTGCCTGGGCACCAACCACTCGTCATACTGCTGACGGTATGTGTTGTATGCCCAACCGCTTGGATCGTGAGGACACCAATGCGTAAACTCTACTACATGGGATTAGAACCCTATGAGGGTAGATACACGCTACAACTACAACAATGGAATGAAGCGGTGTTCAAGCGCCGCGGCATCAACTATGTTGTAGTGCCTGGCAATACCATTGACAATACCAAAGCAATCAGTGTAGGCCAAGTGTTAGATGCACATGGTCGCAGTTACTTTGGTATGAGTCAAATGATGAACTTGGTTCAAATGATGCGAAGCGGTGAAGTCACCGGCGAGGATGTTGTCTATTTTGAAGACATGTTTCAGCCTGGCATTGAATCGCTTCCATACATCATGGATCAAATTCCAGCCAATCAAAGACCCAGAGTCTTTGTGCGTTGTTTAGCACAGGCCATTGACCCCGATGACTTTGTTCATGTTTGGGGCATGGCTGGATGGATGTCAACTTATGAACAAATGGTCAATTGTTTTGCTACAGGTGTTCTTGCCACTAATGAAGAGATGGTTGCTCATATGCGTATTGCTAATTGGACTGCTCCAATTTACAATATTAGTGGCCTAGCATTTGGCAAAGAAGAAGTTCTTGGTCGTGTCAACAATCAAGTCAAACCTTGGGATCAACGAGCCGACCGTGTGGTGTTTGCCGCAAGGTTTGATCAAGAGAAGCAACCTGACTTCTTTATGGATCTCATTGAGACTTGGCATGCTGACAAATTTAAACCACATGTGGAATTTGCCATCTTGTCCGGCGGGCCATTGCGTAGCAACAACCCCAAGTATCTGGAACGTGCTCAAGCACTTGAAAGTCGTGGCATGCTCAAGATCTACAAGGATCTTAGCAAGAACGATTACTACAATATTGTCAACGACAGCAAAGTTCTCTTTAATTGTGCGTTACAGGATTGGGTTTCAAATACTGTAAGCGAAGCCGATACTCTTGGTTGCAATGTGCTGTATCCTGCTTATAGAAGTTTTCCTGAAACCTTTGCCAACGACCACACAAGGATGTATGTGCCTTGGAGTCAACAAGATGCGCTTGACAAGTTAATTGAACTGTTGCGAGCACCGCATCCAGCACAAGGTAAAATCAGTGATTGGAACAATGGCACCATTGATCGCATTCTAGATATCATGGAAACTGCTGGAACCGTAGCAGAAGGTGGTATGGAGTGTAAGGCTCAGCAATGGAATCGCGCAGGCAATCGTTATCGCGATCATGTCAGCGAAACAAAATATAAACTCTACACACCATGACAGATAAGTGGGTTGGCATAACTGGATGCAATGGTGACATTGGTGGCCAAACAGTTCTTCGTTTCAAAGACCAGGGCTACAAGATCATTGGTTGTGATCGTAATACTAACCTAAGTCCTTGGATTCGTGAACACATTGATGTGACCATTCCTGGAGATTTTACTTCGGGTTTGTTTTCCACAGCCGTTCAAAGCAAAGATGCCAAAGCAGTGATTCATATTGCTGGCACTAGCCTTGTTGGTCCTAGCATGCAGGATCCAGCAACCTACTACATGAATAACGTAGGTAATACTGCCAGACTTATGAAGAATTTGGCAGACAAGGGCTGGACAAAGACTTTTGTATTTTCTAGTTCAGCGGCTACCTATGGTAATCCCATTGATAGTAAAATGCTCACAGAAGAAAGCAACAAACTGCCTATCAGTCCCTATGGTCACAGTAAACTTATGGCCGAGCAGGTTATCCGAGACTGTGCTCGTGCCTATGGTTTTAAGGCTGTGGCATTGAGATATTTCAACGCATGTGGTGCCGACGCTCAGGTTCGTCATGGGCAAGTCAAACAGGCTACTCATGTAATTGCACGATTGATGGAGAGTTTGATCTCAGGCGGTGTGTTTACGCTCAATGGCGAAGATTACAGCACCGCTGATGGCACTTGTGTCAGGGATTACCTACATGTAGAAGACATTGCCCGAGCACATGTTGATGCCACACTCATTGCATCAGACTTTGTAGAACCGTTTCAAGAATTTAATCTAGGTTCAGGTCGCGGCTACAGTATTCGAGAAGTCATTGCTGAAGTTGAACGCATCACTGGTCGCACACTATTGATTCATACTGGCCCTAGACGTGCAGGAGATCCTGCAGTTTTAGTAGCAAGTCCTCAGAAGTTCAAAAACTGGGCAGGCTGGCAAGCAGAAAACAGTCGCTTAGAAAATATTGTTAGAACCAGTTGGGCTTGGTATAATAGCAAAACTTATCAACACTACGCATAAACTATGAAAGTGGGATTTACCTGTTCAACATTTGACCTTCTACATGCAGGTCATGTGGCCATGCTACAAGAAGCCAAAACACAATGTGACTATTTGATTGTTGGCTTGCAAAACGATCCAACACTTGACCGACCCAACAAGAACAGACCAGTGCAGAGTATTGTTGAAAGACAAATGCAACTCAAAGGCTCTAGGTATGTTGACGAAGTTTGGGTTTACAATACAGAAAAAGATCTAGAAGATCTATTGCTTACCTTGCCTATTGATGTTAGAATACTGGGCGTGGAATACGAAGGCAAAGAGTTTACTGGCAGAGAAATTTGCCATAAGCGAGGAATTGAACTTTACTTTAATGGTCGAGACCATAGTTTTAGTTCTAGCAGTCTAAGACGAAGAGTCTATGAATCTGAAGTGGAGAAAACAAAATGAAAATCACCGATCTAAAAGAAAACGCAGATATACAACAAATTGCCAGTCAATTAAAGTTTCTGCCTACACACAAAAAGGACTTGACCTATAGTCCGTTTAACGAGCCTATCAATCAGACCAACATTGACTCAATGCCAGCATTGAGTTTTGGCAAAAGCGGAGAACAGTTTCAATTAGAAACTGTAACTGAAGACGGCCATGAAACAGTCAAGGCAGTCAATGTTGGCGATGTCATTGTCAGCGGCCCTAGCAAAGAAAAATACAACATTGGACCAGAAGCCAAGTTGGCCAAGAACTATCCCATTGAAGCAGGCAATGGCCGTCTCAAGCCCGATATCAATGCAGTTAGAATGGTAGCAAAATACACAGGATCACAACCTGTTAGTTTTACAGCACCTTGGGGTTCACCAATGACACTGAAGCCTGGTGACTACCTAGTCCAGGAGCCTGGCACACAAGACCAGTTCTATAGAGTTGCTCGTTACGAATACGAGCAAACATACAATCCTCCCGGAGAATAAAATGAAAATTGAAATTTGGAGCAAGGACAATTGTCCTTACTGTGACATGGCCAAGAACTGGTTTCGCAGTAAGGGCATGGACTTTACAGAAAACAAAATTGGTCACAACGGTGTTACGAGAGAAATGCTGTTAGAACGAATTCCTGGGGCCAGGACTGTTCCACAGATTTTCATTGATGAAACACTTATCGGTGGCTGGGACGACCTAAGGAAATCAGATTTTTTTGCTAGTCGCTGATGTCAACAAAAAATCAAGTCTGGCACTCGGTAAAACTTGTTTCACCGTTGGCAAATCTAAGTGTGGTTCGTCGATGGTTGGTGGACAACTGTGGACGCCGTTGGACTGCTACTAATTTTCGTGGACAGCCATTGGACTGGCGATCCTTGGGCCAACTTACAAGAAGCAAAACTGGAGATCTGTATGCCCACATGGACTACACTACCTTGATCCATTTTAAACATCGAGACGATATGATGTTTTTCTTGCTAGTTTGGCCAGCCGAAGTCTTGATTAAAGAGCAGAATGAGCGTATAATAAACAATGGATCTGATAAATAGGCCTGCTACACAAAGGTAGCAACATTTTCAAAAATCATATCCGCGTAAGGAAGGATAACTATGTCATATAACAAAACTAAAACTGACCCCGAATTGGGTAAACTGGTTCATGAGCACCTGGTCAAGTGCGGAGTAGAAACTCCAACAGAACCCAACACCTTAGATCGCAAAGAAAAGATTGATCTCATTGAAGGTCACTTTACCAAGATTATGCAGGCTCTTGGTCTAGATCTCAGCGATGACAGTCTCATTGAAACCCCCAAGCGTGTGGCCAAGATGTATGTGAACGAAATCTTCTGGGGGCTTGACTACGATGCATTTCCCAAATGCACCACAGTTGACAACAAGATGAAATACGATGAAATGGTCATTGAACGCAACGTCAATGTGCAGAGTAACTGTGAACATCACTTTGTTGTGATTGATGGTGTGGCCACTGTGGCCTATATCCCCAAGCAAAAGGTTCTAGGTCTTAGCAAGATCAACCGCGTAGTTGAATACTTTGCCAAGCGTCCACAGATTCAAGAACGCCTTACCGAGCAGGTCTACCACGCACTACAGTTCATTCTAGAAACTGACGACATTCCTGTGGTCATTGATGCTCAGCATTACTGTGTCAAAAGCCGTGGTGTCGAGGATGTTGGTTCATCTACAGTGACCAGCAAGATTGGCGGTGTATTCAAGTCAGACCCTAGTGTGCGTTTAGAGTTCATGAACATTGTCAATGCTTGCAAGAGGGCATAATGGACGATGATCAAAAGAAACTTGACAGCGTTAAGTCACTAGAGTTTACATGGTCCAGTGATGGCGCTAACATGTCTTCGGGATTTATTGCACAGGAAATTGACATTGCCAATATCACTACCACAAACTATGGTGCCGCAGGCCCAGTTTACACCATTGATTCTGTTGGCACTGACACCATTGATTTAAGTGGCATTACCATTGGCGGTAGTAGCGGCGGCAATTTTTCATTTACATCGTCTATGCCAACTAATTCTATCAGTGGTGTCAATGAAATCAATACCGCCAATGGTAAGAGAATTGACCTTGAAGAACTAGCAGACGTTGTTGAAACTATTAAAAAGCGTTTGCTGATTCTTGCACCTAATTTTGAATTGCACGAAAAGTATCCCATGCTTAAAGAACTCTACGATGAGTATAAAGCATTGGAAAAACTGTTAGGCGGACCTGATCGTAAACTTGACGAAGACCTATGAGCGATAAACTATCATTGAGTTGGCAAGACATCCAACATTTAGCACAAGAGATTGCTAGACAAATACAAACATCAGGCTGGCGTCCTGATCTTGTGATTGGTGTAGATCGAGGTGGTCTAGTTCCTTCTGTAATGTTGAGTCATTACTTGAACGTTCCGCATGCCAGTGTCAAGGTAAGTTTGCGTGACGGTGGAGAATGTGAAAGCCTAACATGGGCACCAGAAATGGTGTTAGATGGTAAAAACATTTTGTTGGTCGACGATATCAACGACTCGGGTGCCACACAAGCATGGCTTAAAGAAGATTGGGCTAGTTCTGTTACTGGTGTAGATCACATGTTTACAGAAAATTTCTGGCACGACGAAATACGCTGGGCAAGTCTTGTTGACAACGAAGCCAGCAATGAAACCAGCGACTTTGCTGGTATGTCAGTGAATAAACTTGAAAATGATGTTTGGATTGATTTTCCTTGGGAAAGTTGGTGGAATAGGAGCACACTATGAAAGTGGGATTTAGTTATGGTCGTTGTATTCGTGATATTGTCAAGGGTGACGTAGATATCAATGATGTTGTGGTCATTGTGTCGGGCACCATGACTGACCGTAGTAGGCTTGATGCGCTGGTAGACGAATACCTTTATAGAGATGATTACCTTTATGGCTTGGATCGAGAGCGTTGCCTTGCTGTTGCTGTTCAACTATGGGAATCAGGCAAGATTCATCAGCCCAGAGATTTTGGTCAATACCGTGGCAAGATCATGGAAAACTGTGTATGGGCAGATCTATTTCCTTCGGGCGATACCGAACAGGATCCGATGGTGCAAGCCGCATGGCAAGAATATCGTGCCATGCTGGGCTTATCCGGCAAGCGTCGAGATGTAGACAAAGATACTGCAAACGAGTGTATTGACTGTGGCGTTTGTATTCCTGAATGTCCTGTTGAGGCCATTGTTGATGACAACACACTTGAAGATAAGTCCTGGGCCGAAATCAACCTGCGCTTGGCCAAGTCTTGGCCTGTTATTACTAAGCGCAAGCCTGAACTTGAATCTGCAGAAGAATTCAAGACTGTTAAAGATAAAAGGCATTTGTTAGAAGAATGAAAGTTGATTATAAAAAATTAGAACAACTAATTGATATTGCCAAATGCCCGCAATTGTCAGAAAAGTATGCGGGCATTGCCGCGTTGCCGTTGGCGTTGCCAAAGTTTGAGCCCGACTCTTGGTCAGACTTTTGGCATATCTGGAACGATGAAAAAGATCGTGTATGGCGTAATCACATTGATCGTGGAGCATTAGGTAATACTAATCCTAGCCTTGAGCACACTCAATGGGACGGAATGAGCATTTACGAATTGCCTGAACTCTACAGTGAAGGTGCCTGGGGATCTAAGATCTGCCAACCAATGATTGATGCCAATCCTAATTTTATCAAGAACATCCTTGAGAAACTGCCGTTTGTTAAAATTAGATCCGTTAGATTTTGGAGTGCTCACAGAACTATACCATTGCACTACGACGGCAACATGCCTGCGAGTCTAGATGGCAAACTGAGATTTCCCACCGAAATCAGAATCATGCTTGACGATAAAAATCCCAAGGAAACGTTTTGGTTAGCCAGTGCCAGTGAGTTTGAACCTCACACTGATGTTGAAGAACATCGACGTTTATACGTTAAACTTCCCAGTGACACTAATACCTTTGCTTGGAACAACGAGTCGTTTTTACATGCCGCTGACTTTGATCCAGCATATCGAAAAATCTTAGTGGTCATTAAAGGCTGGATTGATGTTGCTCGACTGGAACCGCTTTTAGATTACAGTATTAGAAAGTATCCCGAATATATTTTAAAAGGACAAGCATGGTAATCATCAAAGGTCGAGGGTTCGTTGGTAAGGCCACAGAAAAGTTTTTATCTTGGCACACTGAAGTAGATGATGTTGAGTTTGACGATCCTCCGTTGAACATTCACAGTGAACGATTTGATCAAGCCCAGTGGTGTGTAATTTGTGTTCCCAGTCCGTTGGGTAGCAACGGTCTCAATGACGACGAAATCGTATTCAAAGCCATTCGCAATGCGGAACTGCACAAGTTTGCAGGAAACTATTTGGTTCGTAGCACACTGAGTCTAGAATCCATTGATAAACTAGAAAAAGTGTTGGGAGATAGGCTTGTTGTTTGGCCCGAATTTATTCGAGCCAATCATTGGGAAGAAGATGCTGTTAACCCCAAACTTATTGTGCTGGGAGGCTATCATGCCGCAACATTTGCAAAAACTTTTGATCTAATGCCTAGAACCACTGTGTTTACAGTATCAGCCAAAGAAGCCATGGCAATGAAGTTGGCCACCAATACTTTCCTTTCTATGAAAGTGGTCTTTGCCAACCAACTGCGAGAATTGTGTGAATCATATGATGTCAACTATGCCAATGTGGCTGGCGTGTTGCGTAGTGAACCTAGGCTAGGATCAACTCATTGGGACACACCAGGCCCAGATGGATCACGTGGTTTTGGTGGACATTGTTTTCCAAAAGACTCTACAACTTACAAAACAGAGTTGCAAAATAATGGAATTGATGCTACAATGTTAGAACAGATGTTGAACATTAACCGGAAACTGCGAGATGAAAAAAATTGATCCATGGAACAGTATTGTCAAACAACTGGAAAAGGGCGGCAACGACATAGAAGTCAATCCCATTGAGCCGCAGTGGTTCTTTTACTACAATGATGGACATAGAACCATCATGGTAGATCACAAGGAAGCAGACTTAGGTGAAATTCTACAGATGTTTGAAGATTTTTGCAAGGGCTGTGGATTTGTATTTGATGGATTTGGAATCGTAGACGAAGATGGTATTCCTGTAAATGGACTCAATCCTTTGGCAAAACTTGAATCAGGAAATCACGATGAAGATACAACTGGTTAGTGATCTGCACTTAGAATTCTCAGACATTAACATTCGCAATGTTGGCGACACAAATGTCTTGATTCTTTCTGGCGACATTCTCATCGGTAGCGACTTACACGAACATCCTGAAATGGATTACAAGATGTATAGCAATGCTAACCTGGCCGATCTTGGTCGGCGCCAAGCCACTGCTCTAAGATTTAGAGACTTTCTCCGGCGTGTGAGTTTTCAATTTCCGCATGTGATCTATGTTGCAGGCAATCACGAATTCTATCATGGCAAGTTCTTTGAAACTGTAGAGCATATTCGCAGTGAATGTGCCAAGTTCAGCAATATTCACTTCCTTGAAAGAAACTCTGTTGAAATCAATGATGTTGTGTTTGTTGGCGGAACACTCTGGACAGATATGAACAAAGGTGATCCATTAACTCAACATTCTATCAGTGAGAAGATGAATGACTTTAGAGTTATTCGTAATGATCGTGCAGGTTATACACGACTGCGTCCTGCCCATGTCATGGAACGACACATGAGAACCAAAGAATACTTTGAGAATGTGTTGGATGATCTTCGCAAACAAGGTAGCACCAAAAAGGTTGTTGTTGTGGGTCATCATGCGCCTACATATCAAAGCATTGATGCTCGCTATAAAAACGACTTCCATATGAACGGTGGCTATGCCAGTGACCTCAGTGAGTTTATTTTAGATCATCCAGAAATTGTGCTTTGGACACACGGTCATATGCATCAACCCTTTGATTATCTAGTAGGAACTACTAGAGTAGTGTGCAATCCTCGCGGTTATGAATCGTGGGGTGAAGTGTCTGAGTGGAATCCTGAATTAGTATTGGAAATTTAAATTGCGTATTGAAGAAGATATCAAACTAGACTTTCGCGATGTGCTGATTCGCCCCAAGCGTAGCACATTGTCAAGTCGACGAGAAGTTGATCTCAAACGTCGCTATCGTTTCAAATACAGTCAAACTGAATGGACTGGTGTTCCTGTCATGGCCAGTAACATGGACGGAGTTGGCACTATTGGTATGGCCGAGTCATTGCACGAACACGGGCTGTTTACTTGTCTAATTAAAAACTACGAGCCCGATGATTTACATGATATTGTGACTACCATTGGTGGCAAGTATTTTGCTGTCAGCACTGGAACCAGTAGAGAAGACTTTAGTAGACTTAGACAAATTCTAACAGCCTATCCTGAAATTCATTTTATCTGTGTTGACGTGGCCAATGGTTACAGCGAGCACTTTGGTGATTTTATTCATAGTGTTAGAGAAGCGTTTAGTTCTCACACTATCATTGCCGGCAACGTGGTCACGGCTGATATGACCCAAGAACTTATTTTACGAGGAGCCGACATTGTCAAAGTTGGAATCGGACCGGGATCGGTATGCACGACTCGGATACAAACTGGGGTTGGCTACCCGCAACTTTCTGCGATCATTGAATGCGCTGATGCGGCACATGGCCTCGGTGCCCATATCATTGCTGATGGCGGTTGCACTTGCCCAGGTGATGTGGCTAAAGCATTTGGAGCAGGCGCAGATTTTGTCATGCTCGGCGGAATGTTGGCTGGACATGATGAAGGTGGCGGTGAAGTAAAAGATGGCCGTGTTACATTTTACGGAATGAGCAGTGATACTGCCATGAACAAACACAACGGTGGTGTGGCACAATATCGTAGCAGTGAAGGCCGAACTGTGTCAATTCCTTATAGAGGGCCAGTTAATGGGACTGTGCTGGATCTGCTTGGTGGCCTGCGTAGCACCTGCACCTATGTTGGTGCACCAACACTCAAGCAACTGCCTAAATGCACAACCTTTATCCGGGTGAATCGACAAATCAACGATGTATTTTTAAAATGAACAACATGACACGAGAAGAAGAAATCCTAACGGTGCTACAGGAAGAATGTGCCGAAGTCAGCCAAATGGTCTGTAAGATCCGTAGGTTTGGCATTGACGAGACTCACCTCAAGGAAGGTGGATCTAACCGTGAACGCCTAACCGAAGAAGTAGGGGATTTACAAGCGGCGATAGATCTGTTAAAATTATACAATGTAGTTGATGGAAACGAAATTGAACTTGCCAAGCAACGCAAGTTTGAAAAGTTAAAAAGGTGGTCAAGAATCTATGAAACTTAAAATTAGCGAACTGTTTTACTCTGCACAAGGCGAAGGACGCTTTGTTGGTGTGCCTAGTGTGTTTTTACGAACCTTTGGTTGCAATTTCCAATGTGCAGGCTTTGGCCTGAGAAAAGGAGAGAAGACCAAGGAAGTAGAGCCTATTGCACAAAATGTTGGTATCTACAAAACTTTTGAAGAATTGCCACTGGTGAGCACAGGCTGTGACAGTTATGCTAGTTGGCATCCAGCATTCAAACATCTAAGCCCCACATATGACAATCAAGAAGTGGTTCAACGTCTATTGGCATTGACTCCAAACCAACATTGGCAACAACGCAATGGCAATGATGTTCATCTTGTGATCACTGGTGGCGAACCTTTGTTGGGCTGGCAACGAGAATATGCCGACTTGCTGAGTCAACCTGGCATGGAAGATCTAACTGTCGGCCAGTGGCGAACGCTGGGAAGATGCTGTCAAGCCTGATGTGGTAAAATCTTACAATTGGTTGGGGTTTACCTACTTGAAGTTTGTGGTAGAATCTCTAGAACACTTTGACGAAGTAGATCAGGCGGTGTCTGAATATCGCTATGCTGGATTTACAGGTCCTGTGTATGTGATGCCCGTGGGTGGTGTTGTTAGTGTGTATGATGGTAATCGTATCAATGTTGCCGATGAAGCACTCAAGCGTGGCTACAACTATAGTCCCAGACTGCATGTGGATATTTGGGGCAACGGTTGGGGCAAGTAAGAGAAACTAGAACCAGAACACTGGTCAAAACCATCATCTATAGGATATGGGTGATACTGTCAACCTATGTGATGTTGTTGGTCACTGGACAAAGCATGACACAGGCATTGTTGCCTACCATTGTTATCAATTGTGTGTGGATGACATCATATTACCTATATGATAGACTATGGAGCCGTATAGACTGGGGGAGAAAGTGATCAAGCAATTTTGTGTTTATTCGCATAATCCATGTTTTGTTGATGTGCTTGAATGGTTGCGCGAAAACAAAATCAAACTCGAAGCACATGTGAATAGAACTAGATTTTGGATTGACAGTGACAGTCCTGAGATGACCATGTTCATGCTCACACATCGCAGAGATTGCGAGCCAGTGGACGAAGATCAAGATTATACAACAGGAAGAAAATAATGTTTGGCACAGGATACACAGGAGGAAACCCCATGAAAGCACAAACTCCAGCCCAAGGCATCAGCATTGATCAAGACTTTGGTGATGCTCAAGTCTTTAATGTAGAATGCGAGTGTTCTGCTGATGAACATGCTGTAAAGATGTGGATTGAAGTTCAGCGAGAAAAAGATATTCCTGACGTAGAAGTTAGTTTTTATGTCACTACTTGGACTAGAGGATTTTGGAAGGATTGGCCGGCACGACTTCGTGCTGTATGGGATATCTTGATTCATGGTGTCCACAAACAAGAACATCACATGCTGTTGAACAAGCAGTCTGCATTGAATTTTGCTGGTGCTATTGTCAACACCGTTAAAGAACTTGAAACTAAGATCTAATTTAAACTGTTAGAAAGGCTACATACGCAGATGAATAACACTACTTGGACCCATCTCTGCGGAAATAAGATAACACAAGTGCCTTTGGGTAGTTGTTGCCCTGAATGCCATATTAGTAGTGCTGTAGAAAGTCTTAGGTTCGCTGGATTCACACCCAGCACACAACCTGTTAAAAAAAGTTGGTGGTCGAGATTAGTTTTTAAGAAAAAAACTACGACCAAGAGAAAAAACAAACCTTATGAATTCCAGGACGATTACAATGACCGACATGGTTAACAACGACATTGAACATGCCAACAACACCAACCCTTGCCAGGGTGTTTGTGTAGTTGATGGTGATTTTTGTATTGCTTGTTTTCGAACTTCCAAAGAGCGCAGTGAATGGTATGAATACACCAACCATCAGCGCGAACAAGTGTTGGAAGAAATCAAAGTTCGAGAACAAAATTTATTTGATGAAAATTAAACACAACGTTGATACAAAGTATCTGCGGTTTACTTTGCCTACACTTTTAAAGTCACCAGCCATGCAATTGTCTGGGCCTGTTTCTCCTACATACCTTAATAATGTTGTATTTGCTCAACTGACACATTTGTTTCAACCCAACACTCTTTTGGATCTAGGCTGTTACTATGGCGCATTGCCAATGATGGTTGAAGATCTACTGGAACTGGTTTCCAGTGATCATTGCGGTAAAACTCAATGGTATTTGGTAGATGACTTTTCCTTTTTTAAACTTACCAAACAACACAATCTAAACTACGATCCAAAAAATCCATGGGTGACAGATGTGATCCGAGATTTCTGCGAAAGTGTAAGAAATCCCAGTGCCGAGGGCGTTCTCAAAGAATTTCCAATACCCACTGACCCTAAAATGTTAGAATCAGTGATTCGTGGTGTTGCTACTAAGTTCCAAGCATCGTATCCCAACATAGTTCAAATCACAGAAAATGTCGCTAACCTGGCAGGGACCAAGTTTGACTTTGTTTCTTTTGACCTATCAGCCAGCAATTTTCAAAATAATTTGGCCATACTGAAACTGTTGGTCAATGACTTTTTAAACAAGAATGCTGTGATAGCAGTGGACGACATTGCCGCTGAGCATCCGAGCCAGTTGGCTTTATTTTTAGAGGCCATTCAGGATTTAAATTTACAGTTCATTGGTGTTGCCGGTAAAACTACCTTGTTGTCAAATGTAGACATTAAGGAAAAACATGATTTCATTACCAGCATATATAAAACAAGGGCGTATGCAACCAACGATGGCCAAAACTTTTTTTGGATTCTTGAAGATACCCAGTCTGAAAAATACGGTTCCTTGTTAAAAATGTTACCCAATCAAACGCACAAAAATGTTAAACTGGTTTAAAAATCTTTTTATAAAAAACAATGATGCACGTCGCATGCGCGACAGTCCTGATCCTTGGGTCAATGTTGTCAAGGCCCACATTGATCCAAACAATCCCAAAGAAGGTTATTTTGAACTTGAGTGGAATCCGGCCTTTGTGCGCTATCTAATGGCTCATGGTTACAATGCTCCCACCGCTGAAGCCATTGTAGACATGTGGTTCACTGAACTATGTAGAAACATCAGCATGGACCAAATTGCCGACGGCAATTTTGTAGCCGATGCGGGTCGTGTCCAAACTCGCAATAAAAGTCAAAAATCCAGTTGACATCTAAGTCTACTCGTGTTAGAATTACTGCATGAGTTATCTTATTGTAGACGCCGCCAATCTCTTCTTCCGTGCCCGCCATGTGATCCGCTCCGGCGATCCAGAAGAGCGTGTGGCCATGAGTTATCACATTATTCTTGCCTCTGTGCTGAAACAATGGCGAGAGCGCCAAGGTCGCCATGTGGTGTTCTGCTTTGAAGGTCGCAGTTGGCGCAAGGACGTCTACCGTCCTTACAAGGCTCAGCGAAGCGAAGCCCGTGCGGCTCAAACTCCCAAGGAGCAGGCTGAAGATGAATTGTTTTGGAAGAGTTTTGACGAGTTCAGAGAATACTTGGAATCCAAGACCAATATCACTGTGCTACGACATGCTCAGGTTGAAGCCGACGATTTGATCGCACGTTGGATTGATCTTCATCCCAACGACAATCATACAATTGTATCCAGCGACAGCGATTTTGAGCAACTGATTGCCACCAACGTTCAACTCTACAACGGCATTGCTGGTGTGCTGACAACACACGAAGGTTACTATGACGACAAGGGGCGAGCAGTCGTAGACAAGAAAACCAAGGAAGTCAAACCTGCTCCTAACCCTGACTGGATGTTGTTTGAAAAATGCATGCGAGGTGATGTCAGTGACAACATCTTCTCAGCATATCCTGGTGTTAGAACCAAAGGTTCTAAGAACAAGGTTGGACTTGAAGAAGCCTATGCTGATCGCAACAACAAAGGATTCATGTGGAACAATCTAATGTTGCAACGTTGGACCGACCATGAAGGCGTTGAACACCTGGTGCGTGATGACTACGAACGCAATCGTTCAATCATTGACCTTAGAGCACAACCCAGCAACATCAAGTCTATCTTAGACGAAACCATTGCCACTGCTGTTCAACAACCTAAGAAACCATCAGTGGGTCCGCACTTTATCAAGTTCTGTGGGCGGCATAACATGCAAAAGGCTGTAGACTCGGCTCAACATCACACTGAATGGTTAAACGCTACCTATGGATAAACTGCTGATTGGAGTAGTAGCATCCTTCTTGACATTGTGTTCGGCCAATGCCAAAAGTTTTGATATAGAAACCAAATGGCATTGTGGTGAAACCAACACTATTCGTGACGATTTGGTCAGGCGCGGAGAACAGTTCATTATCTCAGGTGCCATACAAAACAGCACCAGTGCCAAGTTTTTAATGAGTTTTTGGGTCAATGGCAAGACAGGAAACTGGACTGTATTGGCCACGTTCCTAGAGAAAAATGAAATAACTTGTGTGGTTAGTTTTGGCACAGGATTTGAAGCAAAACCACCAAGACTCATGATTTAAAAACAAGTTTTAATTCTCTTCTGCTCATAAATAACAGCATCATGAGCAGACCTAAACCTACTATTCTTCTCAGCAACGTTAATCCCCGTTCCTACAAGGCAGAGGAAGTGTTGAGTGCTGACGCAATTTATGCAGTCTTTTACAAAGACAAGCCCATCAACCTACGCACCTTAAACAGTTTGGTTTCATACCCTGGACCCAAGTATAAGAAGGTAAGTTTCTCAAATCCTGGCCATGCTTTCAATCTAGCAGATCGCTTAAACAAAATGTTCCAGACCACAGACTTTTCTGTGGTTGAACTCAAGCAAGGTCGCAAGATCAGTGAGCATGGATCTAGCGGTAAAAATAACTGAGTATCTTCTTCAACAGAACCTCAATCTTGACGGCACAGTTGAAGTATCCCCTTACACCCTTTTTAAAAACTATGTGCCGGGTCGCAGTCGCGGTCTAAGACTAACGCCGCTTGGTTGGGACCTCATGCGCGGTAACTTCCGCTATTGGAGTTATCAGATGACTCCTGGTTGGTCTCCTAAGCCTGGTCATCTCATTGGCTTGCAAGATCACTTAGACTGGCCTTACTATTTTGGCAACGGCTACTTTAGAGTGTTTGGCGAACAGGACGCCATGGAGATACGACTGGTCAATGACGATGTTATTCTTTGGCTAGATGGATTGAGTCGTAGAGCGCAAGGTAAAATTTAAACCACTCAATAAATATCATTATGATTGAGTTGGCACATTCAGAAGTTGCTTGGACTATCAATGGCTACTGCACATTTCAGTGTAGTTACTGTCCAGCAGAATTTAAAAATGGTGCGTTAGATAAAACAGTTGAGCAATATCTAACAGTCATTGAAAAAATACAAGCGGCACACTATCAGCATCATAACAAGATACACTGGACGCTGGGAGGGGGTGAACCTTTACACTATCCTCATCTCAGCACTTTACTAAAAAAGATAAAGTCACGCCCTGCCAGCATCTGTCTTGAAACCAGTGGTGATGACACTTGGTTTGGAATCTATCCAATACTGGGTTTAATTGATCGTTTGGAACTGACCTACCATCCTTGGCAAAACAACGAGGTGTTTGATTTTATATTTGAAGAAAGTCAAGGCAGAGATATACAAATAGCCATCACTGTGCCATTGGCTCCTGGTGCAATCACAGAGTCAAGAGAACATGTTCAACGTTTCCGTAGTCTTGGCTATCAATGTCAAGAGCAGATGTTGCGTGGTGTAGACGGTGAACCACACAGAGAATACGATCTTGTTGATGTTAATCGTATCTATGGCCGTCCTGATATATGGCAGGACAACACAGAGCCCTTGCAACCAGGTCAAGCAGATCCCAATTATGTGAGCCTGGCAAAGGTCAATTCAACAGATCCTATCTACACAGGAAAGCCATGTTATGCTGGTGTTGACTGGATGCAGATCAATGCTCGAGGGTTTGTGTCTTACAGCCAGTGTGGCGGCAGGAGCGAACCTAGAAATGTATTTGACCCAGACTGGCAACCGCCCACCAGCCATTTTGCCTGTGTCATGAATCAATGCCGCAGTCAACAAGACCGCAATAAGATCAGGATTATTACCACCTAGAATAAATATCCGCATGAAGCATTGGGAACCATATGTTCGTGCCGGTTGGGAAATGGTCATGGAAGCACAAGGTGCTAGTAAGACCTATTTGGTTCCAGATGTTGAAGCGTTCCTTGTGCATACCATTGCAAGAACCATAGATCGAACAGATGTGTGGGAAGAACCAATTGCAATCAAAATGATGACAGCACAAACCAAACCTGGCCTAACCAAACGCATAGAACTTCGTAATGTAGGAGAAGAATGCTTGTTCATTGATGCTTGGGAGTTCAAACAACGGCGCTGGCCCTCACCTAACTATTTCAAAGACATGGGCTCCATTGCATTTGGCATGGCCAGCGTGGCTACTAGTCCAATTGACACAACCTTAGAGTTGGTTAGCGAGCATTTTACTACTATGAGCCATGTGCTACGTCAAGTCCGTGACCTACATTTGCACAAAAAATAAGCAGAAATTGTGGCATTTTTACAACAAAAAAGCCCTTAAAAATCAACAACTTAGCAGATTAAGCAAAAAACCCTTAAAAATCAATGACTTAGCGTGTTGCAAAAATACAACACTTTTTTTGGCATTTAGGGGTTGACCTTTGACCCAGAATCAGGCATAATAAGTGAACTATGCGAAGAACCACTATCACTGTCAAACTGCCCAAAATAAAGCGCCGTGCCACGGAACTTTATTCAGCAGATACCCCTTTTCGAGGTAGGGTTGAGCGTAACCGTATGGCTTACAAGCGAAAACCCAAGACTCAAAAAGAGGTTGACAAGGATCTGGATCTCTAGTATAGTAGACATTGTAGCGGAATGGTTCTGCTACATTTTACACACTCACAGGAGTTTACATTATGTCCAAGCCCGTTTCTGCTAAGTCCATCGAAGCCGCTGTTGAGGCTGTTGCCGCTGGCGAGACCTTTGCCTTTGTCGGCTATGCCGTAGACAAGAAGGGTCGTGGCGCTCTGCGTTATACCAACGACAAGCGTCGAACCCGCACTCTTGTTCGCGCAGGTTGCACTGACGTCAAGTTTGTGGAACTGCCCAAGCCTATGACTAAGGCTGAGATTGACGCATCTGAGTTTGTTGCTCAGGTCCAGCCTGCTGGCGCTAAGGAAGCCACAGCCTCTTAATTGTAGCAGGAGCGGGTAGAGGTTGACACTTCTACCCTGCCTTGCTATAATATAAACATCATCAACCCCCTGAAGGAGCCACCATGGGAAATCGTAGTCAAGTTGAAACCCGCACCGTTAAGATCAGCGAGTGCAAGCCAATTCTTCGCCGTGCCGTTGCAAAACGCCGCCCGGTATTTGTTTGGGGTCCTCCCGGTGTTGGCAAGTCCGACATGGTGAACCAGGTTGCCAGTGAGTTTCCTAACTCTACTGTAATTGACTTGCGTATGGCCCTTATGGATCCCACAGACATTAAAGGTGTGCCTTACTACAGTCAAGGCGACAATACCATGAAGTGGGCTACCCCTTCAGAATTGCCCAGCAAAGAATTTGCACAAGAACACGACATTGTGTTCCTGTTCTTGGACGAGTTGAACTCTGCTCCGCCGGCTGTTCAGGCCGCGGCCTATCAGTTGGTGCTCAACCGCAAAGTAGGCCAGTATACTCTGCCCAACAATGTAGTGATCATTGCCGCAGGTAACCGTATGGGCGATAAGGGTGTTACCTATCGTATGCCTAGCCCACTGGCTAACCGCTTCATGCACTTGGAAATCCGTGTGGACTTTGAAGACTGGGAGCACTGGGCTCTTGGCCATGAGATCCATC